CCGTTCTGCCCCTTTCCGGCCAGGTCATACGCCTGATCCATCATCGGCAGCAAATCGACGCCATTGCTTGCCGCTGTGGACTTCATGCCTTTGTGCTCAGCCTCAGCCTTGGCAATATCTACTTCAGCCGCCAACTTTGCTTGATACTGCGGGTCCATTTTTGCTTTTTCGATTTCAAGCTTGATGGCATCAAGGCTAAGGCCCTTTCCGCGCAAGTAGTTTTCAATCTTGTTTTGCTCTGCCTCCTGCTTCAGTTTTGCCCAGTTGTATGAGGTCTGCGATTTGTTGTAATCGGTCGTCGCCTGCTGGTTTGCAGTCATCGGCAGGTTTGTCATCTGTCCGGTGCCAAGATCAATGGCGCGGTCGCCTTCAATCTTCGGCATACCGCCGCCCGCAAAGCCCTGCCGCAGGAACGAGCCAAGGCTGCTATTGGTCAACCCTCCGGAAGGAATGGCCCCCGCTGCGCTTTGCCCCGGCATGTAAGGCAGGTATTTGGACACATCGACAGGCGCGCTCTGCTGTGCAATCGTCTCGGCCTGCTTCTCCATCAACTTTTGGGCAATTGCGGCCGTGTTCGGATTCTTGGCAAAATACTGCGCCGCCTGCGCCATGTCGGGTGCGCGGCCTGGAATGACCTGCTCCGGCTTTGTGATGGTCGGCTGCAATCCGCCGAGCAACTGACCAGCATAATCGGCAGGCTTCGGCGCTCCGGCAGAGGATTGCAGGACGCCGGAAACAGGCTGCGACTGTTCGCCCGTCAATGCCGGAATCGGGTTATTCGTCGGCCTTACCCCGACTTCAGCCGGAATACGCTGATCCGGAGTTCCCTGCATGGCAGCAAAACCCTTGTTGGCGTAGTCGTCCATTGCTGTCTTGTACGCGGAGCGCATGGCCTTTTCATCGGCATCGGCTTTTTTGCTGATCTTTGCCGACATATATCCTTGCAGCCCAGCAGCAAGAGCCGATAGCGGACTTGCAACGGATGCCATGTTGCCTTGGCGCTGCGGCATGACTGGATTCAGCGCCCCATTCATCATGGCCTGAGCCATCGCCCTTTGCCGGGAAATGGACTCGGGATTTCCGTACAGCGAATAATCATCAGCCATTTTTACATCCCCGCCATAATCAGGGCCGAGCCACCCAACTGACCAGCAGTACCAAGCAGCGAGTTGTAGCTGCCCACCTTGGCGTTGTAGATATCCATCGCGTTTTGGCCTTGAAGTTGCGCACCCTGCAGCAACGGAGCAGCCTGCACCTGTGAGCCACTGAACCCCTGGAACTGCGGCATGTTCGGCATGTTGCCGGTGCGCAGTGCGTTGATTTCAGACAGTGGCAGGTTGCGCAGGTAGGCTTGCTCCTGAATTGACTGTTGTCGACCTTGCTGGCCCGCGTTGTAACCCTGAATCTGCTCGCCAAATAACCGGGACTGCTCGTTACCCGCCTGAATCTGCGCTTGCATGGACGCGTCGTTCTTGGCTTGCGTCATGCGGTTCATCTCGTTATTCCATGCCTCGCTGCCCTGCGTGATTCCCTGCGCCGCCATGCGTGACCGTGCAGAGTTTTCGTCACGCTGGAATTGCGGATCAAGGCGCGACATCAGCGCATTTGCGACAGCCGCACGAGTGGAATCGGATGATTGCGGGAGATTAGGCGCATTGGGGACCTTTGACATATCAAACGGCGTAGCCATCTGATTGCTGACCCGGTCAAGGCCGGATGACGCCGTCGCTAGTAGATTAGTATTGATGCCTTGCCCGAGGTTGTATTGCTGTTGTGCCTGCGGAGACATGGAGTCAATAATGCGGACGCGGTCAGGGTCGCCGCCAATTCCGTATTCAATACGACGCGAGCCTTCGGCGTTGTCCCATTCAGGGTTTGATAGTTTGGATGTTGCGCGTGCGGCGTCGAGGTTTGCGACCCCTTGCTCTTTTGCTGCGCCTACATAATCTGGCGTTGCTGGGGCTTTCGGTTTACTCATGGCTGGCCTCAATATACCTGCACTGGTTTCGGTGCATGGTGTAGATGATCAGATCGCCATCCGGACAGCCGTCGGGTATACGCCCCGTTTCGGTGAATCCCAGATGCTCATCGAATCGCCTGGCCTTGAGGTTGCTTTCAGCCACAAGACCGATAATAACACGGCATTTCATCTGCCGGAAAACGTAATCGAACACAACGCGCATATATTCGCGGGTCAGCCACCCCGGAGCCGATGCGCAGACGTGCATATAGATCGAGGACCCATTGCACCAATCGAGCATAACGCAGGCGATGATAGTGCTATCACGCAGCATCCCAAAACACTGCGCGCCTTCCCGGTAATCGCCGCCGCCGTATCTGCGGCAGTAATCGCCCAATACAGGATTCCAATCAGGCCCGCAAACGATGTCATAGGCCATGCCCCACCTCGAACTTGAAGTCAGTATTTATCCACTCCAGGTCAGCGATGCGGTTTGTAAGTTTGACGTGCATGGCGGCGTTATAGCCCACGGCCGGACATGTCAGCCAATCCTGCTTGGCCGGTGAATACCCGACGACCCAGACGGCAGTATCCCAGATGGCGGAATCCCACAGGGCAAAATTGTCTGTTGAAAATGTCGGCCACCCGGCGGGCGGAGCCTGGCTGTACTCGACATTGATTCCGATGCTCAATCCGAACGCATTGGCATCCGCGCCATCTACCGATATTACCGGACGCAACAGTTTAAAATGCTTGATGTTACCGGGATACCCAAAACTGCTAAACGCCTGCAGGCACTCGGCAAAAATGTTACTACTGCCATCAAGCCGCCCATCCCATGCCCGGCAGACTGCGCCGCTTGTACCGAAATAAATGTCATCACCGTACATTTCCCAGCAAATAGCATCCCACCCGGTAAACCTGCACCATGATCCGGTAATGGTGTTCATGACGTACTGGTGGTTTGCCTGTGTGCTGATGGGGATATTCAGGATCAGCATGTTTTCCTTCGGGAACGGCTGCAACTGCCATCCAAAGTTAGTGCCGTACAGCGACACAGCCATGCTCGCCGCCTGCTGGATTTTGTCAGAAATGGCCAGCTTGTTGTTAACGCGGACAGTTGTGAGCGCCTTAGATAGCGGCATCATCCCATCCTGGCAGATGATGATTAGCTCGGAACCCATCTTGACGAAGCAGCGACGGCCGACCGGAGAACCAACCCAGTACACGCCAACAAGCGCCCATGTATCAATGCTGGACGGGTCGTAGCCCTTATAGACGGCAATCTCGCCTTGTGACGAAATGAAAACAGCGTGGTCATCCATGCCATATCCGGCGTCGATCGTCCATGTTCCCATCGCCATCAGGTATCCTCCTCGTCCGAAGACTGCGGAGAGGTCGAACTTTGTCGCAGCGCCAGCAATAGAATCAGCAGCAAGATACCAAACATTAAAACTGTCAATCTCAACAAACCAAAGACGACGCTGGAAAACATTGACGTGAACGAGGTCTGACGTAGTGACGCCAGTGATTGCCGGAGTGCTGGCCCCATTGATCGGTGTAAACGTCGAGCCATCAAACAGCAGCGGATCATCATTGCCGTTCACCATATACATGAACTTTCCGCCGGTGGTCGCCATGTTGACCACCTGCCAGCGGTTGCTGTTTTGCGACGTAACCTCAGCCACGCCAACAGCGCCAGCGGACGAAACGTCATAGATTGACCCGCCAGCCGCTGCAAACATCTGGTTAATGCCGGATGCGCCGTTGTAGACAGCCAATGTCTCGACATCGTCAGAAATTCCAGCAGTCTCGATGCCGGTTGCAAAGTTGGTGTATCCCTTCCGCACCATGACAGAGGTCGTCAGCGGGAAGAAGTTATCCATGATGACAGCGTCTTTGATATCCATTGACGCCAGCGGATCACGTGCGTTCCATCCTCCGACCGGAGCCGGAACCGTGCGCCCGACTGTATTGGGACCGCGACCTTTTGCTACGATAGCCTGTCTCATATCGGCCAGTTCCCATAAGGCACAACAGTCCCTGGCAGGCGGACAGTCGGCTGGCCGGTCATCTTGATGCTGGTAGGCCCCTTGTCGCGGCCCATGGCATCCAGTACACGCTGCTCGTACAGCCGAAAATCCTCAGCATATTCCAGCCCCTTGACCTGCTTCCAGCGCCAGATCAGGCCGATGGTCATGATCTTTTCGTCAAGCAGGCACGTGTCATCGTCTGCTGTGAATGAGTCCTTCCCGGTGACACCATCAGACGCAAGCACAAAGTTTTTGCTGACATACTCAAACGCCAGCGTCTGCAATGCGGTCGGATTCGGAATCATCCACATATGACCGCCGCGCAGGATGAACTGCTGATAAGGCCCTGTCTGCGGAGACGCTTTCAGGGTTTGCCAGTCTTGCGGGGTGATACAGCCATAGACCGGACGGCGCAGAGTGCGATTCCAGAAGGTATCCGTAACAAGGTACTTGAAATCAGTCCCGGCCAGCGTAGACATCGCGCCCTGATCGTCAGCCGCGACACCGGTAAACGTGGCTTCCTTGCGCAGCGATTGCCACGCATAACGCTCCGACAGCGACTCGCCTTCCTGATTCAACAGCGTCAACAGCTGCATGATTTGCGGGTCAGACGACGACACAACCGCATTGGGCGAGACAATCCCGATGCGTTGCGCGGCCTGCTGAATCATGGAAAGCATGGTCATGGCTATTTCTTCCGGTTCAGTTCAGATTCCAGTTGCTTGATTTTACCATTGGCCGACTCAAGCGCCTCAGTCAATTGCTCGACTTCGACGCGCAAGGCTTGGTTTTCAATGGCCAGTTTGTTGCCGTTGTCGTCCTTGGTCTTCACCCATGCTGCAGCCTTTTCCTTCAATGCCCGAGCGCCCATGCCGATACGCGACAATGCGCCCTCGTTGGCGTCAGCAAGATCTTCCAGTGTCAGCACGTTGGCCGAGATGCAGCGCTGTTGCTCGGACGGTTGAAGGATGAGCGAGCCGCGAACCGGAGTACCGAAAGCCGGTATCTCGTTGCCTGCCTTGAACTCATCGAACGACCGCTCGAAGTGGTCGATGAACTGCGGAGGCCAAGACGGATCGCCGGAGCGTGATTTAATCTTGATTTCTTTTAGCCAGTCTTCCGCGAGTTTGTCCACGCAGTCACGCGAGCCTGACGGCGTGATGAGCGCGAAATAAGCATCTTTTGTGACCTCGTAGCCCTCAGCAACAGATGCGGCATGGTCACGGACAGCACGGAGCGCCCACCGGACATACGGCGGACGGGCTTGATTGTTAATGGGTAGGATGCCTGCAGATGTCATATCGGGTAGCCTCATTGACATTTATTTTAGAAATGTGGGGCATAACGCGAAATTATGCCCCGGTTTGCCGCGTGACGGTTAAGTCACTTGGCCCTGCACGAACGGATGATTGATCTGCGCCTTGATGAAACCGGTATAGGTGCCGGTGACAGACACAGAGCCGGTTGCAGTCGCGACAGCAGACATGGTGACGGAGCGCATATCATCACTGATAGCTGTGATGGTTGCGCCGCCAGCCACGCCAGTACCGGACAGCGCCATGCCGTGGAACCAGCCATCAGCCGGGACGGACATACGCAGCACGGCAGAGCCGGTGATGGTGGAGCAGCCAGCCTTGACCACGGTTCCGGTAGAAGCCAGCACCGAGACGGCGCTCAGGATCTGCTTGCCGTTGGTGACAGCGCCGACAGTACCCGCACCGGTCAGGCCGAACGTAACGCCAGCCGCCACGGATGCCGTTACCGACACAGGGACTTCGCCAGCGATGCAGAACCATCCGTATTGACCGGTGGTCATGGGATAGATAGCCACGCAGCACGGAGCGCCGGTATTCGCGGTATTCGAGGTTGCGGTGGCCACGAAATCCTTGTCCCAGGAACACAGGTTGCCCTGCGCAATGGTGCCGCCCGCCTTCAGGTACCTGAAGGACGCGCCGCCCCAGTAGTTATCGGAGCCGCCCAACTCAGAACCGAGCGGAGCGCCTTGAGTCGTGTCCGGCACACGGGTAAAACTGATCGACTGATTGCCGATGACGCCGGGGATATTTGCAAAAGCCATATCAATTCTCCTGTTAGGCCTTCATTACGCCCTGGAGCGAGCGGTTGCTGCACACCAGATTGCCTTGCCACAGTACCGGAATCACAACGGCGTCCTGATTCACAGCCCGCAACTCCGGAATCTCGGTCATGTTGGCATCACGGTGAACCGAGAGGCCAAGATAATCCGTATTCAGGAAGTAGGCGTGAGCGGTTGGGATGCCGCCGCCCAGGGAGCCGCCGTCAAACACGACATTCGCGCCCTTGTACTTCATCGAAATGAAGCCGCCGTCTGCCTTTTCGGAGTCGGTGTAGCGCTTGATGCTGGTCTGCGACTGCTCGTAGAACGTAAAGTAGTCGTTAGACATCACGATCAGGTCAGGCTGGTCACTGCCACGAGTCAGGCTGATATACAGCGGCAGCATCAGCGACTCGATAGTGGTGGCCGACGGAGTGATGCCTGCGCCGCCCTGAATCGGGGCAGCAGCGGACTGTACCTGATTCTGCCAAAAGGTGAACGAGCTGGAGTCGATGCCGCCGACGGTGCCAGTACCAGCATCAGCCACAATCGCCTGCAAGCCGCCGATCTGGTTGGTTGCGGTGCCGTCGCTGTACAGGTCGGCGCTCATGCCATTCGCGAACGAGTGCATGGCGTTCTTGATGCGAGCCTTGGCCAACTTGATGATCTGCGACTTGCCGGAGTTGTTGCGCAGTTCCAGGCCGGACGCTACCACGTTGACAGCGACTTGCTTCCACTGGTATTCAGCGGCAGAAATCACGTCAGACGCCTGGATGTTCAGCACATCGTAGCCGGAGTAACGCTGGTACGTGGCGTTGTTGGCGTATTCCAGCGGCACGGCAATGGAGATGCCGCCATCCAGAATATCGACGCGCCCGCCCTTGGTCAGTGCATTAAAGAGCGCATTGTTCTTGCTGACGTTGTCGGCAAGTTCTTTGCGGTGATTCCGAAACGTGGTCGAAACCAGTTCGGTGAAAGTGCTATTGGGAGAAGCCATAAAGGTCTACCTCTGAAAGTTACCGTTGATTTACCCGCTCGAAGACATCTTCAAGCGAATCTTCCCAAGACTTGGGCTTTTGGCTTACATGGGTCGGCGCTGGTCCCTGTGTTCTCAGGTTCGTCACGTTGCCCTTGATAGCCTTAGCTGCTCGGGTGGTGGCCTCTTTCTGACGCTTTTCTTCGGCTTCCTTCTGCTGTTGAGCGAGGATTGCTTGTCGAATGTCAGTGCGTTGCCATACCGCTTTATCATACGCATCCTGCAGGTCTGTTGCCATTCCCGCATTAAGCATCCGCCCCATGTCCTCCCGCACATCTTCAAACCACTTGTTTGCGGGGTTGCTCGCAAACTTCTGGATTTCCGTCTGTGCCTGACTCTGGGCGGTTTGTTGCTGCGCGGAGGTGAATCCGTGCAGTTGCTGTTCCATCTGATTCAGCCGCGACAGCAATTGCGAGTTCTGCATTGCCATGTCGCGCACATTTCCATCATCCGACAACAGCGCCTCAACCGGCACGCCATAACTGTGAACAATGGATTGCAGCACAGCCAACTTCTGCTCAGGCGTTCCGACTCGCAGCGTCCGCTCTGACTGGAGGAGCGACTGAATTGCCTGCGTTTCGTTGACGCCAAGTGCTGCAAAATCGGATTGATACGGGGCGATTACACCCTTGATGCTGCGGGCGTAGTCGGCGTCCTGCTTGTACTGCTGGATGCCATTGTGAAAGTCGCCTTCCCGCCGCAGGATTTCGTCTTGCACATCGGCGGGCAGCGTGGCGAAATGGTCGCGCACATTGGCCCTCCACGAGGACGGCGGCTGCTTGGCGGTGACTTCCGGCTGCTCGGCTTCAGTAGGTTTGTTTTCGTCGTCGGCTGATGCTTCGACAGTGTCAGCATGGTCGCCATCATCAGCGCCATCATCGGTCGGCGTTTTGGGCGCAAATCGCCCGGACTCGTCACGGCTGCGGGTTGTTGGTTGTTCGCTGTCATCGCTGCCGGTATCGCCTGCATCGTCGTCGCTCATGCCGTCATAGATTGATTCCAGACTGGCATCAAGGTCGAACGGCTCATTTTCAGTTGACATATGGGGTTGCCCTTATGTGGTGGATAATTCGTTGACCAGTTGATTCACTTTCTCGTCACCCATCTGCGACAGAGCATGGTCAATGCCCGTGTCTAGTTGACGATCAAGCACATCTGCCGCGTGTTTCTTGCGCCGTTCAGCATCCTCGCGCTCGCCCGGCTCCAGCAGTCGGCAGCCGTGCTCTGCGAGGTTTCGCTCATGGTCACGCTTGCCGTTCACTTCGCGCCCGGTGATGGGGCATTGATACTGATATGTAGCAGCCCGGACGATCATCGGGGCG